ATTTGGAATACATCAACTAATAAAATCACACCCGCCACGTCTGGAAATTGTTATGATATACGTTTGCAGATCACGGCTTCATATGATGCTGGTTTACAAGCACACATCGATTTAGAAATTGATATCGGCGGTGCGCTTGGTGTTGTGTTTGCGGAACACAAAATCTTTGTTAAGGGTGCGAACTTAGACAATCAATTTTCATGGAGCATTCCCATTTTCACACTCGGAACATTCATCACCAATGGTGGAACTATTTACTTAACCCCAAGAGATTCAGATATCAAGATTTGGGATGCCAAACTATTCATCACGCAAACCTTTGAACCAGACCTAGGATAATCATGGCTTTACAAACGCACTTTTACTTTATTGGCATAAATACATGATGTACATATATATTATAACAAACACAATCAACCATAAGAAATACGTAGGGCAAACGATCCAAGAGAACACGATCTACAGAAGAATATAAACAGATGCGATCAGAGGTTTCTAAGAAAATGTACGAAAATGAAGAGTTCAAACAAAAGATGGCAGATCATTGTAGGGCTGTTGGTCAGAAGTACAAGGGAAAGACTTGGAAAAAGATAGACGGCAAACGTGTATGGATGGACAAATAACATGCTCCAGCAACATTTCTACGACGAACAAATCAAGCGATATTTGCTGCAGATCATTCGCTTGTTCTCGAACTTCCAAGTTCAAACCGGCATTGAACGAGATGGCAATGCTGCCTTGATGCGCGTCCCTGCGCGATATGGAGATGCGTCAAGACAAGCTTCTGTCATCTTACGCCAGAACAGTGAGTCCGGTACACAGACCGTTCCCATGATCAGTTGCTATGTTGACTCGTTGGATTACAATCCCGAGTGGCGGCAAGACCCAACGTTCGTTGATTCTAAACACCTACGTGAACGTAAGTATAACACGACCACCGAGTCATATGAGACCACACAAGGTAACGCTTTCACAGTGGATCGATTTATGCCAGCGCCATACAATTTGATGGTGAAGGTGGATATCTGGACCAGCAATACCGATCAAAAGTTACAACTCCTTGAACAAATTTTGTGTTTGTTTAACCCAAGTCTCGAACTTCAATCTACCGATAACTATCTGGATTGGACCTCATTGAGTATTCTTGAACTTCAGAATGTTCAATGGACATCTCGTTCAGTGCCAATGGGCGGTGATGATCAAATTGATGTCGCTACGTTATCTTTCAAGACACCTATTTGGATCAGTATGCCAGCGAAGGTCAAGAAGCTTGGTGTGATCTACAAGATCATTGCAAGTATGTATGACGAAGACGGCCAAATTCCACAGGGAATTCTTACTGATGATATCTTGTTGGGCAATCGTCAAACGATTTCACCACTTGATGCTGGTGTGCTATTATTGGGCAACCAAGTCAAATTACTGAGAGTTCAAGAAACTCTTGATATCCAGAATGACGAGATTGGCTCCCCTTCTATCAATTATGCAAACACTGCAATGAATTGGGATGCTTTCATCAATCAATATGGCGAACTCACAGGTGGTATTACTCAATTGAAATTCAACCAAGACCCCAATGAGATTGAGGTTTTCACTGAAGTTGTTGGAACAGTTGCATATCATCCTACTGATAAGACCGTATTGTTGTTCACAGTGGACACAGATACTATTCCCACCAACACCCAAACAGCAGTATTGAGTATTGTCAATCCTACCCAAGTTGGGCCGGGAACTGCTGGTGGATTGGCCGCAGCTACGTCTGGACAGAGATATTTGATATTGGAAGATATCGGAGATGCTTCTAACACAGATGGTGCGGATGCTTGGAAAGGTACTGGTGGTGAAGAATTGATTGCATCGGCAAATGATATCATTGCATACGATGGCACCGAATGGACTGTTGATTTTGATGCTAGTGCGAACGGTACAACGGTACAGTACGTAACGAACACCACATCTGGCATTCAATACAAATGGTCAACCAATCAGTGGATCAAATCCTATGAGGGAGAATACTCCGGTGGTCATTGGAGTGTTGTATTATAGCATTGATGTGTGTTATACTGTAGTATGTTTGAAAACACTTTATTTTTGCCCATCGACATTCCGATTAATACTCGCCTGAATGAGTTAGCGGATACCTTTGTCCCTGAATTTGAATTCGGATTTTGGGACGTAATGAGGTTGACGGAACCGACTAAAAATTACAGCACGGTCGGGTTTGCTGATTTTATGCACGATGAATGGCAAGATGTGATAGATTTTTTTGATATGCATTTGCCGTTCACCGAATACGTAAATGTGAAATTTCATAGAACCAAGCCAGAGTTAATGACAAAGGCGCATATTGACTTCACGACACCTGAAATAAATCAGTCACTATATGATCATACCCAATCCAATGAGCCGTGTGGATATCGTATGTTGATATCCGGTACCGTAGGGAAGTTTTTCGTTGTTGATGGGGCAGGGGTCAAGACATATGGAGTAACCCCACCAGAGACGAACACGTTCGTCATGAGGGCGTCTGATGGCATACATGGTGCTGATCAGGATCAGAACAGAATGATCTTATATTTCCAAGGGATTTTGGATCAGGATAAACACAGACAAATTTTGGAACGATCCTATCAAAAATACAAGGATAGTATGATATCATATGGCAAAGCGTAAACTAGTTAAAGCGGTAGGGTGTTTATATTTCAGCACTGAGACCAGACGATATCTTTTCTTGATGAGAGATGACACCAAGTACACCAACACATGGGGATTAGTTGGCGGCAAGATGGAACAACATGAGTCCGAGATTGCTGCGTTAGTTCGTGAATCCAAAGAAGAGATTGGCTTCGTTCCGATCATATCCAAATTTGTACCCATAGAAAAGTTTACATCAGAAGATCGATTGTTCGAATTTCACACGTACGTATGTCCGGTTGATAGAGAGTTCATTCCGTTATTGAACAACGAGCACAAGGGCTACTGTTGGACATTGATAGATGCTTACCCGAAGCCATTACATCCGGGCGTTTACTCCACGTTTAACTTTGATGAATTCAAAGAGAAAATCAAAACGATTGAGTCGTTATGATCAAGCATATACGCCGTAGAACCCATACCAAGATGTTGCGTCCACTGCAACAAACATAATTCTTGCGCCAGGGCCCAAATCAGTAGAAGCATTCGCAGCACCATCGTTAATATCATCACTGGTAGCTGGGAAAATTTTCAACGTGTCCACTGCGTCTGCATTCAAAATATAGATCACTCTTCCTGCGACTGCGGTTGGTAGTACAACAGCCTCGGCGGATGCTGACACAACTGTGGTCACACGGTTGAATGTGGTTGTCAAGGCCGTGGCTGCACCCTGTGTGGTACCTGCTGCTGATATAGCATCAGTGACCGACATAGTAAGTTCACCCGTGAAGGTCGCTGCACCGGTAGACAAGGTAGACGATCCGTTATCAATGTTTCCAAAGCCGGATGAGATTGAACCTGACCCCAATACACCAACGGTGGTCAGACTTGAGGTAACAACTCCAGAATTCAGAATTGTTCCAGTAAGGTTGTTTGCATCATGCGTGTGGGTGTCATTGCCCACAACAGTAGCGAATGATATGTTGCCAGTTCCATCCCATGCTGCGGAGACACCAGTAGCATCACCTGTCAATGTGATCGTTCTACCGGTCGTCCAACCTGCTGCCGACGTTGCGGTTGTTGCGTTGCCCGATAGTGCTCCGGAGAATGTGGTTGCTGTTACTGTGCCAGAATCAAGCGTATAATCACCTGCAATCTGATGAATGTCACCATTGCCTTTGATTAGCCAGCGGGTACTAGAACCGTCATCAATGGACATAATGTTTTCAGTAGCGGCTGCAACCTGATTACCTGTTCCGTTTGCCTTGCTGCCGGATAATGAAATAATACCATAAGAGGCAGAGGTGTCGGTAGTGTCTGGAGTGCCGCCATCATATGCAGCAATTTCAAACGCGGAGATACCAGTAGTATCACTGAATGATCGTATTTGTGTACCGCCGACTGTATCAGATAGCTTTCTAATGGAAAAATACGTATCAGTTTCTGCTAGCGTAGTCATTCCGTGAGTGATATCCGAACTAGATTTCAAGGCAAGAATTTCATCACTTGCGGTACCTTGGTTAATAGTCAAACCAGTAGTCATACTGGCGTTGGATGACTCTTTGATATATACCTTACCATTACCACCAACGCGCAAACCTTCACTATTACCTGCGGTGATTCCAACAGCATCAGTTGCCGGAAAGTAGATTCCTGTATTGGTGTTGCCTGTGTTTGTGAATGGTGGACTTGAAAATGAGCCATCGGGTGCTGCAATAACACCGACAACTGTATGTACAGGCGATGCACCACCAGTAATGGTTAGCGCAGTTGTGCCGTCTGTGTCAAATGTTAGTGTACCATCAGAACCCGTATCTGTTGCGGTAATGCTAGTGTCTAATTGAACAATTTGGTTTACGGTAATGCCACCAAGTTCGGTTTGAACATATGCTGTTGTTGCGAGTTTCGTGGTGTTATCGGATGCTGGAGGGGTGACACCAATAACATATCCAGTACCCGCTGGTGCTAGAACAATGTTTTCGTTGGTGGTGTCCGTGAGGATTTGGTTACCCGCAATACGAAGGCTTCCGTTAGTGATGTCACCAGAGAAGGTAGATGATTGATCAGTGCCGTTTACAGTAATCGCAGTGTTAGTGCCGTTGGGAGCTATTAAAAAATTATCATTATTAGAACGTAATCTAACTGCACCGCCTGAATTGACAAGATAAATGTCTTGGAAAGTATCGGTACCAGTTAGCTGTAAACCGATGTGGGTTGCGCCTGCATTGAAATTAACAACACCAACAACATCCAATGGCACAGTGGGGATGGCTTTGTTGATGCCAATACGAGAATTAGCTACGTCTAAATAAAGTAAATCTGTTTCAAATGCTAAATCCGTACCTAATCGTGTTAGGTTTGACTTAAGCATTGGTCCTGAAATGCGACCAATAGCCATGTGTTTCTCCTGTACACCACAATTCTAAGGTCGGTGTGCCGCCGTATGTACAGGTATTTATGCTTTATACAGTATCGAATCCGTGTCGAACAGAAATATCTGAGAGGCTTGGTGGGGGAGATGTAAAGGTCAATGCTGTGCCCGAAACGGTATATGCAGACACTGGATTTTGCATCACATTATCTATCATGATGAATACCCGAATTTCTTCATCCGAGGTCACTGACTGAGACATCGTGTATGCTGCGGTCGAACCATCTCCGACAAAAGTGTCATGCACAATGGTTGCTGTGCCAGAAATACCAATCGATACCCAAGTGGTATCAAATATTTCCAGTTCACCAGTAGTAGTATTCCAATATATCATACCATCAACTGGATCAGTCGGACGTGATGCGGTAACACCGTCGATCACTCGATTGCCATTCAAATATGTGTTCTTTGCATGTCTGCCCATTAGATTGCCACCGCACTCACTGTGGCTGTGACACCGGTCGAGTCACTAATTGCACTAATGAAATCACTATCAGCCAATATAAGTCTTTCGGTTTCCATAATGAATGTGTCATTCTGTGCGATGCTAATTTGATCATAAATTTGAGTACTTGCCGCAACACTACCGCCACTAGGAATCGCATGTACGTCTAATGTGCGGGTTGCGCCTGATGTATTGCAAAAATAGATTACCGATACTGCGGTATCATTTGTTGATGTGTAAATTGTCGTGTCGGTGGCTAGGACCGCTGTGTTTGTAATTGCCATTTCTGTTCCTTATAAAATCATTCCGAGAACGATTGCTTTACTTCTACTTATCAACTCATCTGCGTGGGAGTTGTTTGAAAAATATAATCCTGATTCCCCTGCCCCTGCGGCCTTGGCGTACAATTTAGAATATCCAACTTCACTGGACGGATCACTGACTTCATCAATCTTCAATACACCATTCTCAATTCGTAGCTCGCCAACCGTTCCGGTATCAATAACCAAATCGGATGTTAGATATGTTCCAGCATCATTTTTGTTGGAGACCGTTTTTGCGTTGAGCTTTAGTTCGCCACCCAATGTAGGAGTCAAATCATCCAACAACTCCGTCATACCTGCAGACGATGTAGCGGATGTCAAGATGTATTCATATGTTGAACCGTCACGGGTTAGCTGCCAATCATCGATTGAATCATCCCAACGTAGAGATACGTCAGTTGACGAACCACGATCAATGATAACACCAGAGGTGGTCAATGTTACCCCTGCACCGGATTCGCCCGAGTTCAAAAGAATCGTGTTATCTGCGATTTCAGTGTCAGTACTGGTTATCTTGGTGATCGTGCCGATAACATCCAAATCCGCATTGATCACAACACCAGAACCATCGGTGAAAGACATGAAATCTGTCCCGTTGATAGATGAAATAGTGTAAGAAGTTGAATAACTTTTCGTTTCGGCCATGTGTTAGTTCCTTATCAAGTATTTAGCTGATCTCGGAACTTCTCATAATCAACATCGATCAAATTAGGCATCCTATCCGTCTTAAAGTTCGTCATTCGGCCCACAATGTACAAATTCTTGTTCATTTTCGCCATCATATCGTGAACTTCACCAACATGTTGAACCCAATTGCCAAAATATGTCTCTGGGTGATCTTCCGTGATATAGAACTCAGTACCAGCATACATGTTGTTCGCCTTCTTTGTCATACTGGGATGAGAGGATAACCCAACGAAGTCAAACCCAAGCAAATACACATCCGTGATATCTGTCTGTTGTGCCGCCATCCATACTGCGGCGGGACCACTCGACCATCCGTAAATCTCTGGTGGAATATCAAGTGCACCAGTTTCTTCATCATGTCGAGGATATCTACAGTAATGTTTGTGATCTTTTGAATACCCTGAGTCCTGTATCTCATAGGACATCCCCGGATCGACCGATACCAATACATCCACATGAGTGTCTTGATACAATCGATTACAACCGTATATGATTCCTTTATCTCGTAGGAGACCTAAGTCAAATCCTGCCCGAGATGTTCCGTTACCTATCACAAATGCTTTAGTCATACAATATTTAGGGTTGACAAATAAATGATGTATGTTATGTTATTCAAATGGTAAAATCAACAACCCTAGTCGATGACGACCTATGGAAATTCACCGATGGCAAGGATGATGCCATGACGTGGTATGCTATGAGCCATGATGACTTCTACAAACAAATCTACCATCGCGATGATGGACCTGCATATGTCTCAACAAATGGAACAAAAAAATGGTACTGTAGAGGCAAACTTCATAGAGTGGATGGACCGGCGATAATGTGGGGTGGTGGTGACATTATGTGGTTTATACACGGCTTGCAATATTCGTTCAGAGAATACCTCACGTTACCTCATATTACACCAGAAATGAAAACAATCCTGATACTGACGTACTCCCATAGAAAGTCCATTATATCATGAAAGCATCACCAGTAGACCTATATAAACTCGCCCGATGTTTGCGGGAAAATCCGGGACTTAAAAATGGACGCCAATTACACACCCACGGCATGGTGCGATATCATGTGCAAGACGTTGGATATCATCGTATAGACGGACCATCCGTAATATGGGTTAATGAAAATACACCATGTAGATATTATCTACACGGTTTCAGACTATCATATCGCCAGTGGTTGGATGTATTATGTGAGACCGACGTTGAACGCACCCTCATGATACTCAGAACATCTCATCTGAATCGATAAAATTCTTCATGATAATCTGCTTGACACGCAATCGAGTGGTCGATAAATGGACACACCGGTTCATATGTGCGGTTGCTTGCTCTCGGGTGTTATGCCCCTGCGGATAGCCATGTGGTATTGTGGTGAATATCCAAAACCCATTGCGATCTCGCTTGACCTTGTTTTTGAACTCACACCATATACCGTACTTAATCATCTATATGATCGTCCTGCATTTCTTCGGAACCCATTGATGAATTCTCCATTGGGTATCACCATTTTTATAAGACCACCCCCGACGTACTAATGCATCATTGGCACGTTCACGGGTTCTCCATAATGGAACAGATGTACCATTCTTGTGATCGACACGGTGCCAAAACCATTTATACATCGTGGGATGATAATACTGAAAGCCGTACTTTACCATAAATCTCTCCCCGATGGATTCAACTTTTCTTTCTTGGGAACCCATTGCTTGACCGTGTATTTCACAGTGAGCCATTCTTTCTGCAATTTAATACAATGTGCCCCTGCTTGCGCACGTGTATTGAATAACATAACCATATCAGGGTAACCTGTCAAGTACCATTGATCAACAACCAAAGGATTTTCAAGATATTGTACCCGTATGCCGTACTTAACCATGAACGCCAGCTATGTATGTGTCTTCGTTTTTAGGCACGAACTGTTTCACTTCATAATTGACAGAAGGTGCATATTCTCGACATTCTATAGCCACAACTTCTGCAGCTTCACGTGTTTTTAACAACCGGACACTCCCCTGCAGACCATCAGCATACCATTTTACAATTGTTCGGTGGCCTATTACAGACCGAACCATTATTCCATACTTAACCATGATTCTTAGGTACCCATTGCTTGACCCTGTACATGATATCCGGATGCTCTGCCGACACATGGTCACAATACTCTTGTGATTTAGCACGAGTGGCGAACAACTTCGCATCATCTGGCTTATCTTCCACCCCATTACAATACCATTCATTCCACCATACAGCGGGACGACCGCTTTGTCCTTTACACCAGATGCCGTACTTAACCATTCTTGAGTTCTTTCTTTGGTACGTATTGTTTAGGGTGCAATTTATAGACATTGTTATTGGATGTCACCACCGATATAAAGTTATTTGCTTGGGCACGGGTCGAAAATAGTGGCGGCGTTGGTATCAGACCGCCCAACCACCAATGAGGGCCAAAGCCTTGATTGTGTTTTATGTTTCGGGGAGACCATATGCCGTACTTAACCATTACGACGACGGGACCATGCTTCGCGCATCAACGTTGTTTGCATTTCTCACCGTGCCATCTCTTGTGCATACCAACACTTGTTTCTTTTCCACAATGTTCACAGGTTTTCTTTTGTTGTGATGGGTGCGTACCTGCTGCCAACATCTTCTCATTACTTGCGCTACCTACCCAAGG